TTGGAACGCAGTGCTGCGTCTACCTGGCAGCTAACGGGCGAACAACTGCTGCATGACCAGGACGGCGTACGTCGTCAGCACCTGGCCATCCGCCGGGGTGGCACGCTGTATCTGCAGTGGGATGGCGAGATGCATGCCATCGAAGCCTTCGACCCGATCGCGCAGGCGGAAGCCAGCCACAGTCATCAGGGCGGGCTGGGTGCGCCCATGAACGGCAGCATCGTGCGGGTGCTGGTGGAACCGGGACAGGTGGTGGAAGCAGGCACCGCGCTGGTGGTGCTGGAGGCCATGAAAATGGAGCACAGCATTCGTGCGCCGCATTCAGGCACAGTGAAGGCATTGTTCTGCCAAGAAGGCGATATGGTCAGCGAAGGGACGGTGCTGGTCGAACTGGTGGAGTAAGGGTCCGGGGCCCGCTTTGCGGCCCCGGCATTCTAGAAGGCGCCATGCACCCGCACGACCACACCGATAAACTCGCATCCCTCTTCACACAGGATTGTCGGATAGCGCGTATTCAGCGGCTTGAGCATCTTGTCGCCACCCTCTTCGACCAACTGCCGCAACACAGCAGGCCGCCCCGGCTGGCGCGCAATCACCAGCCTGCCGGGCTCTACCGGCAGGCCAGTATCCACCAATACGCGCATGCCCTCAGGAACACTCTTGCCGCTGGCTGCATTCATCGAGTCGTTTTCAACCAACAGCCAGAACGCATTACCTGCTGGCATGTAATCGGTCTGCTCGTTGGACTTGGCTGTTTCAGGCAAAGGCCCCTGCAAGTCGGACCAAGCCAACACCGGGAAGCGAAAGCTTGCATAAAGCAGCGCTTCGCCCGACACCGGCTGCTCGACTGCATAACGCCCAGGGGCTTCGCGCACGATGTTGCGCTCTACCACCATGACTTGTGCTTCCAAAAACACCAGGCCGAGTTTCTCGAGCTTTTCGTTGATGGTTTCCACCGTCGGCCGCCGCGTGCCGCGCAGCCAATGCCCCACGCCGCCCTGAGTCATGCCCAGGCGTTCAGCCAGCTTGAGCTGGCTGAGGTTATGTTCGCGCTTGTAGCGCTTGAGAAATGCGTTCCAGTTTTCCATGAGCGGCAACAATACGGACTGTATTACCCACAGCAATACACAATCTGAATTATTTATCTGATATCTAACAGTACAGATTGACCTATCCTGTATTTCCAGTGTGTTTGAAGGGAAATCAGAAGGTATCGCGATGAAACCACCGAAAAACGACGAAACAGATCTCGACAGCGAAGCGGCCCGCCGCGCTCTCGATTACTACCTCAACCCGAACCCGCCACGGCCCAGCCTGGACAACAAGATCTGGACGCTGCACGAAGGCGTAACCAACGACCAGGCCCAGCAGCATGCCATCGCCCTGCTGCGTTGCGCCGCTGCAACCGCCCAGGAAACCGCAAGCCACCAGCACGGTAGCCAGCGCGAGCTGACCTTCGCCCTGATGCACTGTGAGGAGGTGTTCTGTTTGGCACTAAGAGAAAACAAGCGGGAAGAAGCGGGAAGAAAGTGGAAAAGCCCGGATTCATTGGGCTAGAAGAAAAGAAACGGTGCCAAAGCAGGGCCAAAGAGCCGCTAAGATAGAAACCGAGAAAAAGGCGCCAATCACCCGGATTTGGCGCGCTATTTGGCACTCCGCTTTAAATCATCCAACCGCCAGCCCAGACGACCCGTCCGATGATCTCCAGGTTGCTGAGCTGGTTCTGTGGAACGGTCATCGGCTCATAGGCAGAATTGGCGCTGATGATCTTCACACCCCCGTCATAGAGGCGCTGGAGCCGCTTTGCGTAAAGCAGGTCATCCAGACGGATCACATAAAACGCCTCGCCCTGAAGCGCGTTCCGACTCAGATCGACCATGACGGTATCTCCGTCGCTCAGCACAGGCTCGTTCGAATCCCCATCCACGCGCACCGCAGCAAGCATGTCGGGACAAAGGCCCTTTTTACGCAGGCTGTAGCGTGTAAAGGCAAGCCTTGTGAGCACGCGGGCGCCGTCCGTCCAAGCCCCGTGGCCTTGGCTGATGTGGGCGTCATAGAGAGGGATGAAAGAATACTCCTCCTCCAGAGCGGTTTCTTTTGTGTCCAGGGCCCGTACTTTGCCGGTTACAAGCCATTCGATGTCTGCCTGCACTGCCTGGGCAATAGAAACCAAACTCGATGCCCGCGGCTCGCTTTTGCCGTTCTGGTAGGAGTGCATGGTGCTAAGGGGAATGCCGGTCCTACGAGAAAGCTCTTCTCCGCTCCCCGCCATGCCAGCACAGGTCCTGATTCGGTCTCCCAGGCTCTTGGCGTATGCCTGGCTTTCAGTGTCGGACATTTCGTTTTCCAGTAGGGGGAAAGCGAAATGCCATTTGTCGGCAATCCGAAACTTCGCTTTCCGAAAATCTGTAGATAAATCAAGGGTTTATTCGGTTTTCGAGATGGAGTCATGCGGAAATCAGAAACGAACATTCCGATTTCGGTTGTGCAACCTTCCGAAAACCGATAGCTTATTCACAAGGGAACGTTAGAACCCCCAAAAAAACCACCTTTTACAGTGGCTACGGATACAGAAAATGAAATCAGCTAACGGAATTCCGAAGGACCCTGCGTTGCGCTGGGAGTGGATCAAGTTCCAGCTCCGCGCTCACGACACGTCCCTGTCTGAGCTTGCTCGGCAGCTTGGTGTCGAGCGCAACGCCCTTCACAACGTGAAGCGGGTCCCCTATCCAAGGATGGAAACGGCCATTGCCAAGGCTATCGGCCTGAAGCCAGAGCAGGTTTGGCCCGAACGCTACAACAGCGATGGCACCCCTAACAGGCAACGAAGCGGTCGCAACGACCCACCTTCAGAAAACCGTTAGAAGTCTAACGCTTATTACCAAGAACACATAGGTTTCGATAAATGACGAATCAACTTGGCTGGTTTACAGCTCGCGAACTCGCGGGTCTGCCAGGTATGCCTGGTACTGAACGGGCAATCCAGATTCGCGGCAAGACCGAATGGAATGGGCGCAAGCGAGCAGGTTCCAAGGCCATTGAGTACTGCCTTGTAGATCTGCCTGCCGAGACACAAGCAGAAATTCTGGCGCGCTCGGTAGCAGTTGCGGGTAGCAACTTGCCAGCAGTCGTGGGCGCTGAAGCAGTCGAGCCGCTTGAGGCTGAAGGCTCGTCACGGCTTAACGACAAGCAGCGCTCCGTGATGCTCGCTCGCTTGGCGTTCTGCCGCGAAATCGAGCGATTGGCTGAAGTCGTTTCACAGAAAACGGCGATTAGCACTCTGCTCAAGCATGCCGAAGACGGTCAGCTTTCACCCTATTTGCAAAATCGAATTGATATTGCAAACGACCGTAAAACTGAGGGGCGCGGACTGTCTGAAAGGACTCTCAAGCGCTGGCTGTCAAGTTGGCGCGCAGCTGACCGAGATCAGATGGCTCTCGCCCCGCTTCGTCAGCGTGCGAGCCTTGATGTTCCGGACTGGGCTGGTGCGTTTTTGCGCTGTTATCAGCGCCCAACCAAGCCCAGCGTCGCAGCTAGTTACGCCGAGTTCTCTGCGGCATGGAATGGTGAGCTGCCGAGCATTCACGCAGTTCAGCGATTCCTAAAAAAGCTGTCGCCGGACGCATTGAACGTGGGCCGCATGAGTACGCAGGAACTAAAGGCCCTCAAGCCTTTTCGCCGTCGCTCTACGAAGAACCTTTTCCCAGGCGACGTTTACACGGCGGACGGCCACAAATTTGACGCTGAGGTTATTAATCCGCTCACCGGCAAGCCTTATCGACCCGAGATAACAACGGTACTCGATGTTGCTACACGCCGTGTGGTGGGTGTCTCGGTCGGCGAGGCCGAGTCAGCAATCGGCGTGCTAGATGCACTTCGAGATGCCGTCCGGGAGTGCATGTTCTCAATCTTCTACGTGGACAACGGGTCAGGCTTCGCAAACGACACTGTCCGGGAGGTGGTGGACCGGCTCGGCGGAACAATGACCCATTCCTTGCCATACAACAGCCAGGCACGAGGGTTATCAGAACGGGGGCACCAGACAATTTGGGTCCGTGCCGCGAAGAAGCTCACTTCATATATCGGTGCGGATATGGATAAGCACGCCAGTACAAAAGTGCATCGAGTTGGGCGAAAGCAGTTGCGCCTGACGGGCAGGTCTCAACTCATTCCCGAGTTCGGGGTTTTCATGGCCGGCATGGAGCAGGAGGTAGCAAATTACAACAGCACCCCTCACAGGGGGCTCGAAAAGATTCGTGACCATGAAAGCGGGCTAATGCGGCATATGTCACCCGACGAAGCCTGGCAAGCAGCGATCAGCGAGGGGTGGGAGCCAATGCACGCCTCCACCGCTTTGGTGGAATCACTTATGCGACCGCAGGTAGTTAGAACAACGCGGCGCGGCGAAATTGCATGGGCTGGCAACACCTACTTCATGGCAGATCTAACGGCCTTTCATGGACAAGAAATACGTATTGCCTATGACGTCAGGGATTCTACTCAGGTCTGGGCATACACCGAAGATGGCGAACTGATTGGCGCTGCACAGCTCAACGGTAACACCACAGACTACATGCCGATGACCATGGTCGAACTGGCGCGTGAAAAACGCGAAAAAGGCCAGTTCAAGCGTGCTGTAGATAAGTTGGAAGTGCTAACCGGGCACCGCGTTGAAATGATCGCACCTACTGCCGCGCCGTCAGCAGCATTGCTGCCAGACGAAAGATCAGCGGCCCTGGAGTATGCGAAAGAGGTTGTTGCTCAGCAGCCAAGCTTCCAGATCCCTGATAACGACGTTACTCGTTACCGGCTTTGGAAAAAACTTGATAACCGCCAAGCACTTGGCGAAGAACTCAGTGAGTTAGAGGCGCGTTGGTGGAAAAGCTATTCCACTCATCCCGACCTGATTTTCCAGCGAGAGCTGATGGAAGGCATTGAAAAACACGCGGGCTGAGAGCCCGCGTTTATTGGAGTCCAGCGTGTTGGCGCACGCTAGAAAAAGGAGATGCACAGTGAGTGTAACTAAAATCGTAGCCCTTACCAACGTCGGACTACTCGCAGGAGCGGTAAAGCGTGCGCAAGCTCGCCCAGCAGGCCTGCCTGGGCTGGTCGTAATGTACGGGCGCAGTGGCGTGGGCAAATCAGTCGCGGCTTCCTTTGCGGCAAATCAGCACCGTGCTTATTACGTCGAGTGCCGAGACACCTGGTCAAAGAAAGCATTCCTGATTGCCGTCCTCAAGGACATGGCAATCGCGCCCGGACGCACCATGGGTGACATGATGGATCAGATCGCTGAGCAGCTGTCGCGATCCATGCGGCCACTGATTGTGGACGATGTTCAGTACATGCTTGATAAGTCAATCGCGAACATTCTTACCGACCTCTATAACGCAAGCCAAGGGACCATCGTTTTGATCGGTGAAGAGCGAGTGCCGGCTTCGCTGTCAAAACTTGAACGTCTGCACAATCGGGTCTTGGAGTGGGTGCCAGCACAACCCGCATCTGTAGAAGACCTTATTGAACTGTCTCAATCAAACTACCCAGATCTTCAGATCGCCGAGGATTTGCTTGAAGACTTGTGCCTCGCCACTCGCGGGTGCCTACGTCGTGCCGCCGTAAACCTGTACAAGGTGCAAAGCGAGGCAGCTGCGAACATGTGGAGCCGGGTTGATCTGGCTACATGGGGTAAGCGCGGCTGGTTCACCGGTGAGGCTCCGACTCGGAGGTCGATCTAATGGGTCGCAAAGCACACCTGGTCGTTACCGGCACAAAAGAACCTCGTCAGCGCATCTGGGAGTCCATTCGTATTCTCGGCCCCGGATTCTCGATCAATGATATCGCCCGACGTAGCGGCCAGATGCCTCGGGAAATTAACGAATATTTCAGTGCATTGCTTAAGGCAGGAATCATTGAAGTAATTGATTCGCCAGCCGGAAAAGAAAGCCGTGTTTATTCGCTGGTGAAGGACGAAGGCGCTGATTACCCAAGGCTCAACCGAAAGGGTGAGCGCACATTTCTTCACCTGATCACTGAAAATATCTGGCGCAGCATTCGGATTTTGAAAGGCAGCTTCACTGCTGACACGGTGCTGCATACCGCATCTGCGGGCGGCGTACCCATGACTATTATCAGGGTCCGTCAATACCTCTACGCTTTGACAGAGGCTGGATATCTCTCAAAGACAGAATGCGACAGGAATACTCCAGAGTCATTCCAGCTCGTCCAAGGTATGCACACGGGCCCTCGCCCGCCCGAGATTCGTAAACTGGACTCGCTTCAGGTTTATGACCCTAACTTGGGCAAGTTGGTCTATGCACAAACCACGGGGTCATTTGGCGCGGATCGCAGTCTAGTTGAGCCTGGTGTTGCATTGCTGCGCACTCGGGACTTGCTCAGCGAATGGTTGGAGCTGGCTCAGAGTAGCAAGACAATCAAACCGTCTGCTGATCTTGTGCAGCGTACTCAACTGGAACTTGCTTCCACCGGGGAGTCTGGAGGCCTGCATTGAAACGGGCCGTAACCCTAGCGAACTGGGGAGCTGAGCCCCCGCTATTCGTCCGGCTCTTGGCCAAAGAGGTAACGGCCACAAGTCGAACTCATGCGGCTCAACGCATAAAAATGAGTCGAACTGCCGTAAGTCTGTTGCTCGACAACAAATATCCGAGCCCAACCACCGATGGGATCGAGCGCCGAGTAATGGAAGTTCTTGGCCGTATCGAATGTGTTGCTACCGGCGACTCGCTGACGGTTGAACAGTGCCAGGGGTTTTATCAGCGCCCGGCGCCGACGCATAACCCGCACGCCATGCAGCACTGGCGTGCCTGTCAGCAGTGCCCATTCAACCCGAACTGCTCTGGAGGTCGAAATGTCTCTGTGCATTAAAGATGATCAGTTAGAAATCCGCGCCCCGGCCAAAGGGATGCTGCGTCTGTATCGCGAAGGTAAATGCGTAGGCTTTGCAGCCAACCTTGTTAGGGCGATGGCGAAGGCTGTCGAACTGCGAGCTCTTTTTAAGCTCCGCGAAAGTTCGGGCGAAAAATTGGCAGTTGAGCAGATTACCAAAGCGACGGCTCGTGCCGTAGTGGATGAATCCCCAGTGGTGGCGTCTAGCCCGCAGGAAACGGCTTGGGTGATCGAGGCGTATTGCTGGAACGGCATCAAGTACGCCCCGGTCACGGTGGCTGCCAAATTTGGTGAGGAAGGCACTATGGCTCTGCTGCTGGGGCTGGAGACTTACCACCAATACAAGCCTGAAATCACCAAGCCTGACGAGTTGATGAAGTGGCGCGACAAGCACCCACTCGGGGGCAAAGCAGTGCACGCCAAGTACTTCCGTGCCCGGGAAATCCCAATCCTGCCGGGGGTGCACTGATGCGCACTCGTTGCCCTAACTGCGGCACCACGCTTTCGCTGGACGCGCTGATCGCACATGACGGCGCCCGCGATGCACTGGGTGTTGCCTTCAAGCTGTCCGGCTCGCTCGGCCATGCCCTGGTGCGTTACCTCGGGCTGTTCCGTCCTGAAACCCGCGAGCTGACCATGGACCGTGTGGCGAAGCTGCTCGCCGAGCTGCTGCCGGACGTTCAGGCCCAGCGCATCGAGCGCGGTGGCCAAGTGTTCGAAGCCCCACCTGAGTGCTGGGCATGGGCAATCGACCAGGCCTTGGCTGCGCGTGAAACCGGGCGGCTGGTGACGCCACTCAAGGGCCACGGCTGGCTGTACCAGGTCATGACCCAGTACCAGGGCCAGGCTCAGGCCGTAGCGCCGGTTTTGGCACCGGAGGTACGGCAACAGCCGCGCCTCCATAACCGCCCACAGAGCCAGACGACTTCAGCGCTGGCCGCACTTCAGGACCGATTGAATGGCTGAGAAATGGTTTGAGCGAGCCATCGTCGCGGGCTTCCAAGGGCTGATAACCCTGCGCTTGGACGGTGCCCCTCCCGCAGACGCGGTGAACTTGACGTTGGATATCTGGCTGGTCGCGCTAACGAAGAACCGCAAATGGGATGAGGCGGAGGACGCGGAGCGCATCAAGGAGACATTCGAGTCGTTGTTTGCCAGCTGCGAGCGGTGGCCATCTCCAGCGCGGTTCATGCGTGACTTGAAGCCTCGCAAGTTGCCGCCTGGGTTACCCAAGCCGGAGCGCAGTCAGGCTCAAGTCGAACGGGGCCAAGCATCGCTCAAGGAAATTGTTGATGCCCTCAAGGGGCGAGTGAGTGCCCAGACGGTCACCGCGCTGAAAACGGGCACACAGATCGAATACACCCGGCAGCACGCAGGGCAAGTCGCCGCGAAGCTGCAAGACACAGAACCAACGAATATGGAGCAACAACAGTGATCAACAACGTTCCTGAAGGCTTTCTGAAAGACGCCAAAGGCCACCTGGTTCCGCTGGAGCTGGTGAAGCCAATCGACATGGCACGCAATGACCTGGTGCTTGAGCTGGTGGCAAAGGCGCTGGTGGTATCGAAGACGTTGGCCGACTTCAAGACCGACGCATTCGGCGACATCAAGGCCTTTGTTGATATGTCGGCGGAGCAGTACAAGGCCAAAGTCGGTGGCAAGAAAGGCAACGTCACGCTGATGTCGTTCGATGGGCAATACAAGGTCGTGCAAGCAGCTCAAGACAACATCCGCTTTGACGAGCGCCTGCAAGCCGCTCGCGCCTTGATCGACGAATGCCTGACCGAGTGGACTCAGGACGCCCGGTCCGAGGTGCGCGCCATCGTCAACGAGGCGTTCCGGGCTGACAAGCAAGGCGAAATCAGCACCGGCCGCGTCCTCGCCCTGCGCCGCATGGATATCAAAGACGCCCGGTGGCAGAGCGCCATGGAAGCCATCGGCGATGCCGTCCAGGTCGTCGGCTCCAAAAGCTACATCCGTGTGTACCAGCGGATCGGCGAGTCGGAGCAGTACGTGCCGATCCCGCTCGACATCGCGAGCGCTTCGCTGACCACCACCACCCACTCCGTGCACTGATTCGCCTGCAATCACCACCAATTTTCTGTGAGTAGTAAGAATGGCCAAATACATTTTCACCGTTGAAGACACTGACTCTGGCGTATCTGTTTCCATTGAAGGTCAGGAAGTCCAGTCCGTGCTTAGCACCAAAGCAGGCGTTGTGGCTCGCGGCATGGTCCAGCAAGCCAAGATGATTGGTCGCATCGAAGTCCCCGTCGCCTTCACCGCCTTCCTCAACGAATGCGATTGCGACACCGCCTGCCCGTGCGAGGTGTGCCAGGCAGTCCGTGAGATGCACCTCACCAAACCCACCATCCACTAAGCGAAACCGCCCCGGCATAGCCGGGGTTGGTCTGCCCGCCGTGGTGGTCGGGTACTGACGAGCAGCCGAACCGAGTGGAGAGAGTCATGAGCGAGCAACGAGAGCCTTTGGGGCGGATGCCCAACGATGAATATCAAATGAATCTGCCCGAGGGCAAAACCTGTGGTGACTGTGTGCACTGCCGCCGCTGCACCGCCATGTTCGGTCACATTCCAGCCGATGAGTCTTGCGACTGGAGTCCATCGCGCTTCCGCGAAGCTGTGCCGACTACCGTCATCCACTAAGCGAAACCATCCCCGCTGGGGTGGCACATGTAGATAGGAAGCCTCATGGACCGTAACAAGGCCCTGGACAAGATCAAGAAATGCCTGAGGTTGGCCACCAGTGCCAACCCCAACGAGGCGGCGGCCGCTATGCGGCAGGCGCAGGCGCTGATGAAAAAGCACGGGATCGGCCAGGACGATGTAAGCATGGCCGATGTGATGGAGTGCAACGCTGTTGCCGGGTCGAAGAAGACCCCGGCCAAGTGGGAAGCGCTGCTGGCCAACACCGTATCGAGGGCCTACGCCTGCAAGGTGCTGTTTGCCAGTGGTGTCGGTCGCTGGAACTTCATCGGTGAAATGGCCGAGGTGGCCGGCTACACCATGACCGTGTTGCTGCGCCAGGTGCGCCAGGCGCGCCGTGACTTCACGCTCAACAAGCTCCAGCGGTGCAAGCTGGCCACCAAGGTGCGGCGCGCTGATGTGTTCTGCGAGGCATGGGTTCATGCCGTGCATAAGCAGGTAGCCGAGTTCGCCGGTACAGCGCTGTCACCAGCCGTCGAGCAGTACCTGGCACGTCACTATCCCGACCTGGTGCAGCAGAAGCCTCGGGATCGCAACGAGACCGCCCGCCGTAAGGCTGGGGTGCGCGCCATAAACGATGCCCTGCATGGCCTGCTGGCTGCGGCAGATGTGCGCCTTAACCACGGGATGACTACAGCGGCGCCTTTGGCACTGGCACAGGTGGCGTCATGAACCGCCGCAACCAGCAGCTCAGCAAGATCCACATTGCAAAGAAAGAGCTTGGTCTCGATGACGACACCTACCGCGCCCTGCTGAGCCGGATCACAGGTCAGTCATCCGCCAAGGATTTGAGCCCGCTCGATGTGGCCAAGGTGCTCCAAGAGTTTGAGCGGCTGGGCTGGAAATCGAAGCAAGGCCGGGCCAAACCTAAGCTTGCTGCGGACAAGGCAAAGCTGGTCAGCAAGATCGAGGCCCAGCTGGCTGATGCCGGTAGGCCTTGGGAATACGGCGATGGCTTGGCCAAGCGGCTGTACAAGGTAGAGCGGCTGGAGTGGCTTGACTCCAAGCAATTGGGCGGTGTCGTCGCCGCTCTGGCCAAGGACGCGAAACGACACGGGAGGCGGCAATGAGTAACGGAGAGTTATTTGATGGTGGGGAGGTCGACAAGCTAGACCCGGACAAGGTATTGGCGCACATGGACAATGCCGTGGTGATGGATCGCTGGGAGGGAACGTTGAATGAGATGGCCACCATCGCGGAGCACAAGCTGAAGCAACTGCTGCCGGAAAGGGGCGAAGAGGTACAGACAATCGCCCGCGCTGTTGTTTATGCGATCTGCGCAACGATGGGCGGTGCTGTCGTCTACATCCCTCGCGGCGATGGCTTGCGGAGGGCAATGCGAGACGCGGAGATCTTCCGCGAATGGCGAGATAAGAACGTTCGCCCCGATGCGCTGGCTAGAAAATTCGATCTGTCCAGCCAGGCGGTTTATGACATCATTGCGCGACAGCGCGCACTGCATCGACAGCAAGAGCCCGACCTATTCGGGTATCAGGATGCGCCAAAGCGGTTGCACTGACCGCCACCTCCAAAGGCCCCGCTAAGCGGGGCCTTTGGCTTAAACCCTCCGGAAATACACGGGCACGCCTTAACACGCGAATCTGCGTCTGTGTTTTTCCGGTGGGCTTAAGCAAATGTCTGAACACGTATCTTCTTCAGCGCAATACGCCCAGTGCGTCATCGACGAGCGCTGCGAGAAGGCGCGCCAAAAGATGATTGATGAGTGCCCGAGCGAATGGCGTAGCGACGTCATAGGTCGGGTCGCAGTTCATCGCCGGCAAGTTGCCCTGGACGCCTGCAGCGGTGGCCAGCGGTACCGGTCCACCCCACCCCACCCCCACCTCCCAAACCAGGTCGATACATCCCCCCGGCACAACGCCGGAATGGTCCAGGCGCAGCAGCACGCGCTATGGCCGATATCCGCGCCGCCCTCAAACTTACCAAGGAGGTTCATTAATGAGCCATCTTCCCGGCCGCCTGCGTTTTCAGCGGCCTTATCGAGCACCACGCTTGACCTTCTGGACGTTGATCACCATCGGCCTGCTGATCGGGCTGTACCTCATTGCGCCATCCAAGATTGCGGTCGTGCTGTATAAGGCCGCGCTGGTCACGGGTGGTGCAGTGTTGGCGTACTGGATCGACCGCGCTCTGTTCCCGTATGCCCGCCCCGACCAGGTCCGTGCAGCGCATCAGCCATGGGCAGGCATCCGCCGTGCGCTGATCGTGCTGGCCTGCGTCCTCGGCCTGACGCTGGGGCTCTGACCATGAGAAACCGTGTGTTTGGTCTGGTCCTCCTGGGAGCCTCGATCTTCGGCATTTTGCCTACGGCTCTCGCTGCCGTGCCGGCCGAGGCGCAGCAGTACCGGCGCGACCTGACCCGTATTGCTCAGGCCGAGTGGGGACTGGATGCCCCGGTGGCGACCTTTGCCGCCCAGGTGCACCAGGAGTCGCGCTGGAAGTTCAACGCCAAATCGCCTGTAGGTGCGCAAGGCTTGGGCCAAGTGATGCCCACGACCGCCACCTGGCTCGCCCAAGTGTTCCCCAAAACGCTGGGCAAAGTTGAGCCTTACAACCCGACCTGGTCACTGATGGCTCTGGTCAGCTACGACCGTTGGTTGGCTGACCGGATCAAGGGCCGCAACGGCTGTGAGTGGCACGCCATGGTGCTGTCCTCCTACAACGGCGGCCTTGGCTGGCTGATCCGTGATCGCAAGCTGGCATCGGCACAAGGCGCCGATCCGCTGGTTTGGTTCGGATCAATTGAGCGGTTCAACGCGGGCCGCTCTGCCGCCGCTTTCAAAGAAAACCGGGGCTACCCACGCCTCATTCTCAAGACCTTTGAAGCCCAATACATCGCCGACGGCTGGGGCAAAGGGGTGTGCTCATGAATGGCTTCAAGCCTGTAGTCATCTGGCTCCTGGCGTTGGTTGCCGTCGCAACTCTGACTGTGGTTCGCAGCCACGGATATGACCAAGGTTTCGCCTTGGCGAAAGCTGAGGGCGATGCCGCCCTGTCCAAGCAAGCCAAGGACCATGAGGAGGAAATGCGCCGCCTTGCCGAGTCCGCAGCCATCGGCCTGAAGAAAGCCGCAGACGAGCTGATCGCTTCGCAGACATACGGCAACCAGCTGGCGGCTGACCTGGTCGCCAAGCGAGACGAGCTGCGCACCGTCACCGAAAAACTCAACGGAGATATCAAGCGTGTCACGACCCTCTATCGCCGTGCTCTCGATGCACAGCCTGAAGCGCTGCCTCCTGCTCTGTTCACTGTTGGCTTTGTCCGCGTGTGGAACAGCGCCCTCTTTGGCGCCGCAACCACAGCCACAGTCGCAGTGCCTTCCTCCGGCTCCACCACCAGCGGAGCTGATGCGGCTCCCTCCGGATCCTCAGCCCCTGACGATTTGATCGCAGGCGTTACCAGCGCTGACCTGCTGGCCAACCAAATTCGCAACGGCGAGGGCTATGCCGACTGCCGCGCCCAGCTCACGAAACTGATCACATGGAATACACCCAATGGACGTAACTGATATCGCCACAGAAACGGAAGAGGCATTCCGCGAGCAGGCACTGGCGGCGCGAGGCGTAGGCCGGGCGCACTACAGCGGCCCCCGTATCACTCACTGCGAAGGCTGCGGCGACGAGATCCCGCCAAAGCGCAGCGAGATCCTGCCAGGCGTTGAGCTGTGTGTGTACTGCCAGGAAGGCGTCGAACGGATGGGCGGCCGATGAGCACCGTAGAGCTGCCGGTCTGGCAGTTGATCACCGCAGGCGTCGGCCTGCTGGGCGCGATGATGGCCCTCCTAAAGCTTCTGCTTGCCGCCATCGAGCGCCGGCTTGATCAGCGCTTCGCACACATGGACGGCCGTTTCGAAGCGCTGTCCAAGGACTCCGACCGCCTCCGCCAGGTTGAGCTTGGCGTTGAGAAGCTGCGAGTGGAAATGTCCCTGAACTACGTGCGCCGCGAAGACTGGGTCCGTAACCAGGCCACCATCGAATCGAAGCTTGATGGCTTGGCCTTGAAACTTGAACAAGTGCAATTCGGGGGAATCCGCTAATGACGATCGATCCTGCAAAGGTCCGGCGCGAGTCTATGCGCTGGTACATCCTGATCACCCTAAATACCAGCCGCCCCGTTGACCCGCATGAGGCCGTGGTGCTCTCGACGATCCAGGGCATGTACCCAGATGCCACGGCGCTGGAGCTGCGCCGCGAACTGGACTACCTGGTCGACCGCAAGATGGTCACGGTGGAGAAGTCGCCGTCCGGCCCATGGTCGGCGGGAATCACCTCCCTGGGCGTTGATGTCGTCGAATACTCCGTCGATTGCCGTGCTGGCATCGCCCGCCCAGTGAAGTACTGGTAATGCCGCCGCGTAGCAAGGTCGCCGCGCTGCCGCCAGAAGTGAAGTCCTGGCTGGATCAGTCGCTGGTGGAAAATAACTTCGGCGGATACGAGCAACTGTCGGCGGAGCTGGAACTGCGTGGCTACTCCATTGGCAAGAGCGCGCTGCACCGCTACGGCAGCGAATTCGAGGACAAGCTAGCCGCCCTGAAGATGTCCAGCGAGCAGGCCAAGGCCGTGGTTCAGGCCGCTCCGGACGATGAAGGCGCGGTCAACGAAGCGTTGATGCGCCTGGTGCAAGAGCACCTGTTCAAGTTGCTCATGGCCGCTGACGGCAAGATGGACCTGCCCAAGGTGGCCAAGGCCGTTGCCGAGCTAGGCCGGGCGTCTGTCGTCCAGGCGAAATGGAAGACTGAAGTTCGCGCTCGCGCCGAGGCCGCAGCCAACCAGGTCGAGAAGATCGCCAAAAAAGGTGGGCTCAGTGCCAAGACCGTGGACGAAATCCGCCGTGAGATTCTGGGGGTGGCGTCGTGAAGCTCATCCATCAATGGTGCGATGACGATGAGTTCTGGTTGGACGCCAACGAGCAGAGCCTGGCATCTGCCCGTGCTGCTGGCTGGAAAACCAGGACTCTGGTCGAACTGGACGACGCACCGCTACCTGAGTCGGTGCGTTGTTCGCTCTTGAGCCTCATCAGTGATGACAGCTACGCGATGTCGTTCCAGTCCCTCGGACAGTACCGAACAGCATTGATCCGGGCCATCCGTGAGGATCTAGCGCGATGAATCAACCCCTCAATCCGATCACCCAAGCGCTAATGCCAGAGAACACAGGCGCTGTTCCCACCGTCCTGCTGCCTTACCAGCAGAAGTGGGTTGGCATCCGGGCTCCGCTGAAGATAGGCGAGAAATCCCGCCGTATCGGCCTGACCTGGGCGGAGGCAGCGGATAACGCGCTGGTGGCGGCCTCCGAAAAAAAGGCTGGCGGCCAGAACGTCTACTACGTGGGCTATAACCAGGACATGACCGTGGAGTACATCCAGGCATGTGCAATGTGGGCTCGCGTTTACAACTATGCGGCGGGCGAGATTGAGGAAGGCATCTGGCCGGACGAAGATCCGGACAAGCACATCAAGACTTACACCATCGTATTCCCCTCGGGGCATCGCATCGTGGCGCTCACCAGTCGCCCGAGCAACCTTCGGGGTCGCCAGGGCATCGTGGTCATCGACGAAGCTGCGTTCCACCAGGATCTCGCCGAGCTGCTGAAGGCGGCGCTCGCCCTGCTGATCTGGGGTGGTGAGGTCCATGTGATCAGTACACACGACGGCACCGACAACGCGTTCAACGAGCTTATTCAGGAGATCCGGGCGGGCAAGCGAAAGGGCGAAGTGTTCCGCTGCACATTCAGCGAGGCCGTTGAAGACGGCCTTTATGATCGGGTGTGCATGCGTAAAGGCATTCCGTTCGTTGAGGCTGAGCGTGATGCCTGGGTGCAAGACGTCTATGACTTCTACGGCGAAGCGGCCAACGAAGAGCTTGACTGCATCCCGAGCCAGGGCAGCGGCGCGTACTTGTCGCTGGCCCTGGTCGAGAGCCGTACCAGCCGCGACTCCCCAGTGCTGCGCCTCAAGTATCCGCAGGGGTACGAGACAGCCCCGGAACATATACGCCTGGCTGAGTCTCTGGAATGGTGCGAGCGTGAGCTGCTGCCGCTACTGCAAGCCATGCCAACGAATGTGCAGAGCTTCTACGGGATGGACTTCGCTCGCTCGGGCGACCTGTCCGTCTTCTGGCCAGTGCTTAAGGAGCAGGACCTGCGTAAGCGCACACCGTTCGTGCTGGAGATGCGCAACGTACCGTTCAAGCAGCAAGAGCAGATCCTGTTTTATATCGTTCGGCGCCTGCCCAACTTCCTCAAGGGCGCGCATGACGCCCGAGGCAACGGCCAGCAGATCGCCGAGTCCGCTGCCGTGGAGTTCGGCTTCAACCGCATTGAGCAGGTGATGCTTACCGAGGGCTGGTATCGGGACAACATGCCCCCCTTCAAGGCCGCACTGGAAGACGACACCCTCTTTGGCATCCCGGCTGACAAGGACGTTACCGGCGACATTCGGGCTTTCCGGGTGGTGAAAGGCGTGGCGCGCATCCCTGAACAGCGCACCACAGAGAAAGGCGGCGACAAGCGCCACGGTGACGCAGGCGTTGCCCTGGTGCTGGCTGACTTTGCCAGTCGCCAGGAAGTAGAAATATTCGAATCCCACCGCGTTCAGCAGTCGGCCGCGCATGATCGTCAGGTCGTGCGCGGGGCCGGTTGGCGCTCTAAAGAAGGCATCTGGTAATGGCCCGTTCCCCCATCGTCGACCAGTACGGTCGCGCCATTGAATATGATCAGCTCACCGAGGAAGTTGCCGCGCCTCGTGTTACTGGCGTGCGCCAAGTTTGGCACCCATCTGTAGCAGGTGGCCTGACACCTGGTCGGCTCGCTGCTCTGCTCCAGGCTGCCGCCGAGGGTGATGCCCGCGATTACCTGACCCTTGCAGAGGAAATGGAAGAGCGTGACCTGCACTACGCATCCGTGCTTGGCACTCGCAAGCTCGCCCTGGCCGGTCTCAACATCCGCGTAGAAGCGGCCACCGACGATGCCGAGGACGTTCGCCGGGCGGATGCTCTGCGCGAGGTAATCGGGTCACCTGAGTTTGGCGAGGTTCAGACTGATCTGACTGACGCCCTGGGCAAGGGGTATTCGGTCGCGGAGATCATTTGGGACCGCAGTGGCAAGACATGGGTGCCGGAGCGCTTTGAGTGGCGTGACCCGCGCTTCTTCATGTTCGACCGAGCAACGGGGCAGGAGCTGCGCCTGCTCGATGACGCAGACGTGGTCAATGGCATTGCGCTGGCTCCGTACAAGTTCATCGTGCACCGCCCTCGGCTGCGCACGGGGTTGCCAATCCGTGGCGGCCTGGCGCGTCTGGCTGCGGTTGGCTACATGTGCAAGGCATGGACTTGGAAGGACTGGATGGGCTTTGCCGACATCTACGGCATCCCCATGCGCGTTGGTCGCTATGGGCCGAACGCCAGTAAGGAAGACATTGGCGTGCTGCTGTCGGCGGTGGCCAACCTGGGGAGCGATGCCGCTGCTGTCATTCCTGACTCGATGCGCATCGACTTCAACCAGGCCGCCAACGTGGCCGGCGCCGGTGACTTCTTTAAAGGACTGGCCGAATGGTGGGACAAACAAATGTCCAAGGCCATCGTCGGGCAGACGATGAGCGCCGACGACGGTGCCAGCCTGGCTCAGGCCAAGGTACACAACGAAGTGCGGCTTGACCTTCTGGAGGCCGACGCCAAGGCCGAGTCGAACACGCTCAACCGCATGTTCGTGCGGCCTTTCTGCGACCTGAATTTTGCACCAGGTCGGCCTTACCCGCGCCTGATCATTGATGTGCCACAGCCCGAAAACCTTGAACTGCTGATTAAGGCCGTGACTGCGCTGGTGCCGCTGGGGCTGCGGATCGAGCAGTCGGTTATCCGCGACAAGTTCGGTCTGCCTGAGCCAGCGGAAGGTGCCGAGATTTTAGCGGTTCAGGCCGCAGCGCCGGCCGCGGTGGCCACCGCGCTCAACCGCGAGCAGCCAAAAGCATCGGCTGCGGTACCAGACATCGTGGACAACCAGGTCAAAACAATGGAGGCATCCGCAGCCGCATCCATGGATGACATCGTCGAACCGATCAAAGAGCTACTGGACTCGGTGTCCAGCCTTGAGGAATTTCGCGACCGGCTTATTGAGGCATACCCGGCAATGAACGCCGAACAGCTCGCCAACGCCATGGCTGATGGCTTGGCGGCGGCAAGTCTGGCCGGCCGCGACGATGTGCTCAGGGGGCTTTAAAGCATGTGTGTCACTTTGCCTTCAGCCTTGAGCTGGTTGAAAGCGGCCTTGTCTAAGTCAAAGCGCTTATTGCGAACGGTGAATGTAATTACGTCTAGCTCGGCAACCATATGGATGCCCGCTGGGATGGTTTCCAGAACCCCCGCAGTGTTAAGGCATTGGCACTCCTGAATTCTGTAGCTAACGGAATTAACCCTTCCCATCTTCGACTCCTTGTGTGGTGAAAAATGGCAGTATCCCATGGCAATCTGCCATTTCAACAACAGATCGACTACTTCAAGGGCAAGACCAATCTGCCGTCCCGCGCCTGGACGGACCTCTACGCAGCCGAGCATGACTGGGCGTTCGTGGTTGCCAGTGCGACCAAGCGCGACCTGCTGTCCGACATGCGCGGCGCGGTAGAGAAAGCCATTGCCACTGGCCGCACCCTCGATCAGTTCCGCACGGACTTCGACAGGATCGTCAACCAGCACGGCTGGGAGTACAACGGCGGCAGGGCCTGGCGGACCCGAACCATCTTTGAAACGAACCTGCGGCAGTCCTACAACGCCGGGCGCGAAGCGCAGATGGCCGACCCGGAGCTGCGCAAGGCGCGCCCCTATGGCCTGTATCGCCACGGCGACAGCGCCAATCCGCGTCCACAGCACCTGGCCTGGAATGGCACAGTGTTGCCGCTCGATGACGCCTGGTGGTCCACGCACAGCCCGCAGAACGGCTGGGGGTGCAAGTGCAAGAAGTTCATGGTCAGCGCTCGGGACGTTGAGCGTATGGGCCTCAAGGTAGGCCCGGCCCCGGTGATCGAGTACGAAAACCGGATCATCGGCGTCAACAGCCCCAACGGCCCGCGTAGCGTGCGCGTGCCCTTGGGAATTGATCCTGGATTCGAACATGCACCGGGCCAGTCGCGGCTATTGTCTGCGGTGCCACCACTGCGCGCCCATGACCCGCTCCCTGTACCTGGTTCGCGCTCCAGCTCGGCACCGAGTCTTGGGCTCCCTAATCGCCGCCCTCCAGGTGCGCTGCCTGCGCCTCGGCCAGCACCGGCAAGCCGGATCATGCCAGAGGGGCTGGCTGATCAGGACTACGTCGGGCAGTTCCTGGGCGAGTTCGGCGCTACCGAGACGGCTCCAGCGGTGTTCAAGGACAAGGTCGGCGACAGCGTAGTGATCGGCCGTGAGTTGTTTTCTGATGCCAAATCGGGCGCTTTAAAGGTTGGCGAACGCGCCAATGCCCGTGAGCTGTTGCTGCTGGCCGACGCACTGAAGGAGCCGGACGAGGTATGGGTAAGACTCGAATGGCAGGCCCAGCAGAACAAGGCAGTGCTGCGCCGTCGCTACATCCGCCGCTTCAAACTGGATGGCGAGGCCGCCCCGGCGCTGGCCGTGTTCGAGGTCGGTGCTGACGGCTGGGATGGCGTCACCACCCTTGCCCCGGCCGGAAGTGATGTTGAGTACCTGGAGCAACTGCGCTTGGGTGTGCGGCTCTACCGCCGATTGGATAGCGAGTGATCTAGTCACTCTATATAGAGGGAGGTCCACATGGCCGGTGCAATGCTTGATGTAACGATGGATGCCACGGCGACTGGGCGCGAGCTGGAGCAGTTGATTGAGCGCTTGGGTTCGTTGCAGACGCCGCTCAATGACATTGCCGAATACCTGCACATCTCCACTGATGGCCGTGCCCGCCGCCAAGTGGCACCAGATGGCTCACCTTGGGCTCCGCTGTCCCCACGCACCTTGGCTAGAAAGAAAGGCAACAAGATCCTGCGCGAGGCCGGCGACCTGCTCGATACGCTGCGGCACCAGGTGAGCGGTGATGAACTCAGTTTCGGTACTGACCGCCCCTACGGAGCTATCCACCAGTTCGGCGGCAAGATCGACCACGCTGCTCGATCCCAGCAGGTTTATTTCAAGGAAAAGGGTGGCGTGGTCGGCAACCGCTTCGTGAAGAAGAGCAAGTCAAACTTTGCTCAGTGGGTTACCCATGGGGCGAGGTCGGTCGAAATGCCTGCTCGACCCTACCTCGGATTGTCCAGTGAAGACGAAACGGAGATTCTGGAGATCGTTTCGGACTATCTGACGGGCTAAATGGGTCTTTTAAAAACGCGCTCATTTGAGCGCTGTGGAGGCCTTAGGCAGTGCATCCGGTTGGGAATCGCCGCCGAGCACCGTTAGATTACCGTTAGATTTGGTTCTGGCACCGTTCCCGGCCGCCAACTGACACTGGAATTCTTGGAAAGGCTGGAAAAGCTCAAAAAGAGATCCGTTTGCCACCCGAAGCGCGGTAGCATTCCTACCCCTTCAGCATCACCCCTCAGCTGACCTTTTCTTGCGTCGAGCTTAAAAACACTCCCCTCCACATGCCCCACACACTGGCGGCATGAAAACACTCATCGCACTCAACACGGATCTATCGGCGCTGCCTTCCACTGAGGGCCAGGCCCCCGACTGGATCGAGCTGATCCCAACTGGCCCCACTGTCACAGGTCGTGACGGGCGCACTTGGCTGTTCGACGAGCTGGCTCAACAGCTTGTGCTCAACGCCTTTGTGGGTCGCGGCATCGACATGGTGATCGATTGGGAGCACTCGTCCGAGGTGGCTGCACCGCAGGGTGAGCCTGCCCCGGCTGCCGGTTGGATCGATCAGCTTGAGGTGCGCGGCGGCGCCCTGTGGGGGCATGTCACCTGGACGCCCCGTGCCGGTGACCAGGTCGCCGCCCGCGAGTACCGATTTGTTGCCCCTGTATTCGACTACGACGACACCTACCGGCGAATCCTTCGCATGGTCAGTGCCGGCCTGACGAATAAACCCAACCTGGTGCTTACCGCACTGAATCATGAGCAAACGGAGACTCCCAAATTGGCAATTCCATTAGCGCTCGCGGCGCTGCTCGGTCTGGACGCAGCCGCAACTGATGAGCAGGCCGTAGCAGCGGTCACCCAACTGAAAGCCACCGCTACCGCTCGCAACAGCGAGCAGCCAAGCCTGGACAAGTTTGTACCGCGTCAAGACTACGACCACGCCGTATCCCGTGCGACCAACGCTGAGCAGGCGCTGGAAACCCGCAAGGCCGCAGACCACAAAGCCGTGGTCGACGCCGAGATTGATGCCGCGCTGAAGGCTGGAAAGATCACCCCGGCCACCGTCGACTACTACCGGGCCACCTGCTCAGAGCAAGCCGGCCTCGACCGTTTCCGCGACTTCGTGAAGGCCGCCCCGACTGTTGCTGATGTGTCCAGCTTGAGCGAGCGCAAGCCGGATGGCACTTCGACCGCACTGAACACTGAAGAAAAGTTGATCTCCAGCCTGATGGGCCAGAGCGAAGAACACTTCAACCAGGGCCGCGCATAAGCGCATTTAAGGACGCATTCATATGTTGATCACCCCCCAAGTTCTGTCCGCGCTTTTCACCGCTTATCGCAGTGAATATCAGCGCGCCTTCACTGACACACCTACCGACTGGCAGCGCATTGCCACTGAGGTGCCGTCCAGCAGCTCCAGTAACACCTACGGTTGGCTGGGCCAGTTCCCAGCATTCCGCGAGTGGGTTGGTGATCGCGTCCTACGCGATATGGCAAGCCATGCCTATACCGTCGTCAACAAGAAGTTCGAGTCCTCGGTTAGCGTCCCGCGTGACGCCATCGAAGACGACGAGATCGGCGTCTATGGGCCGCTCTTCCAAGAGATGGGGCGCGCTGCTCGGGCGCACCCGGATGAGCTGGTTTTCGCCTTGCTGAAAGCAGGCCTGACCACCACCTGCTACGACGGTCAGAACTTCTTCGACACCGATCACCCGCTGTACCCGAACAGCGATGGCACCGGCACGGCCACTTCCGTCAGTAACTACCAGGCTGGCACTGGTCCTGCCTGGTATCTGCTCGATGTCAGCCGCGCCATTAAGCCGATCATCTTCCAGAAACGCCGTAACTACGATCTGAAGGCAATGACCAAGATCGATGACGAAGCGGTGTTCATGCAGGACGTATACCGCTATGGCGTCGACGCCCGTGTCAACACTGGCTTTGGCTTGTGGCAGTTCGCTTACTGCTCCAAGGCGCCGCTCACAGCTGACAATTACGCGGCCGCCCGTGCTGCCATGAAGGACTTCAAGGCTGACGGTGGTCGTCCGCTGGGCGTGCGTCCTGGCTTGCTCGTGGTGCCATCCAGTCTGGAAGGTGCGGCACGCAAGCTGGTCGTCAAGGATGCCGAAGGCGGCAACGAATGGGCCGGCACTGCTGAGGTGCTGTCGCCGAGCTGGTTGGGGTAACGGCCATGGGAACTGCAATCAAATCCAAGCGTGACGGCTATCGCCGTGCCGGGCTGGCTCATTACGTGGCAGGCACGTTCTACGAGGACGGCGATCTGTCGGAGCAGCAACTGGCCATGCTGCGCGATGACCCTCACCTGCTGGTTGTGGAAGGTGTCCAGGCGGACGCCCTCCAGGCTGGCCAGGGCAACGATGACCTGATCCAGGAGCTGGGCGACACCATCGCTGGGCTGGAGCATGACCTGGGCAAGGCTCGCGAAGGGCTGAAATCGGCATGTTCCGATCTGCTGGCAGCGCATGAACGCCAAAAGGCAGCACCGGGCCTGGTCGTGGAAGCGGCAAAGCTGCTGCCCCCGGCCGATCCGGCTCAAGAAGGTGTGATCATCATCACGGCTGACAGCCTGGTCGCACTGATCGCTGAACAACTTCAACCGCAGCAGAAGACGCTGGAGGCGCAGGACGATGCAAACAGGTCGACGCTCAGCCATGCCGTCGGTGATGAGTCGCCGACTCCGGCGCCGGTTCCGCCAGTGGCTCCGGCAGATGGTACTCAGGCCGGAGCTGTAAGCCCGGAAAAGTCGCCGGCCAAGCGCGGCAAGCCAGGCCAGAAGGACGCTAACTAATGAACCTCTCGCTGCCGAGTGCACTTGCGCTGATCGTCCGCTTTGGATCGGACGAGATGGCCCAGCTCGCTGTGCCTGCCACCTCTCACCCTATTGAGGGCGAGTTGCTGGAGGCGGCGGCCAAGGGTGACCCCCTGGACGATTGGAATGCCGAGGATGTGGCATCTGCTGTAGCGGCACTGGCACGGATCGCTGACGCCGCGACCCGCGCTCGCAGCGAGGTTCAGTTCTATCTGCGCTACCGGCTCCAGGGCGAGGACGCCCCGGGCTGGGTCGCCGATGACTTGCCGGAACTGACCCGGTTCCACCTGTACGGCGAGAAGGCCAACGCCGACTCGGCTGTGCGGCTGCGCTACAAGGACATCATCAAGCGGCTGGAAAGCCTGGCCGCTGAGGATGAAAAGCGCGGTGCGGCGGAATCCGGACAGTCCGGGCTCCAGATCAGCCATCAGCCGCGGATGTTCAACCGCACCACGCTCCGGGGGTTGTGATGCTGGGTGAGCTGGAGGACGCCATTCAGGCTCGGCTCGGTCAACTGAAACAGACCCTGCCGCGTTTGCACCTGGACAGCTACGGCGGGGAGCTGAGTGACCCGGATCTGCTGGTCGACCTGCTCAAGCAGACCCCATCCGTGCTGATCACCACGCCAAAGGTGAGGTTCGACAAAGCCGGCCAAAGGCGGTTCAAGGCTGCCGTGGTGTTCCGCCTGGTCATCTCCAGCACTGCGGTTCGGGGCGAGCGTGAGACCAGGCGCGGCACGGTGGCCCGCGATCCGGGCAGTTACTGGATCTGGGAGCAATGCATGCACCTGCTGACAGGGTGGCAGCACAAGGAAGGTGGCGCCCGTGCGGCGCCTACCGAGTTCGCCAACCTGGTCAACGGCAAGTTCCAGACCAGTCACCTCTCGGTGCTGGGCCAGAGCTTCGCCATCGACCTGGACTGGGTAGTGCCCGAATTTGAGTTCGGGTCGCCAGAGCTGCCTGACCTGGAAGGCGTGGACCTTGCCTTCCATGTACCGGCCAACAACCCCGAGGTAGCAGCTCGGGACCGCATTGAATTGAAGGAGCCGTGATGCTCGTAACCGCTGCACCAGGTGACCGCGTGCCCATGGCCGGCGAGCCTCGCAAGTTCATCGAGCATGCGCCGGACGAGCCCGTGGAAGTACCTGATAACTCGTACTACCAGCGCCGTATCGCCTCGGGCGAGCTGGTGAAGGTCAAACCGCGTGGTGCCAAACCCGCCGCTAAGAGAGCCATAAAATGACCATCGAATTTGACACCATCCCGGCAAGCATTCGAAAGCCGGGCGTATACATGGAGTTCAACACCAAGCTTGCGGTGCGGACTCTGCCCACCAATGCCCAAAGCGTTTGCCTGATCGTACCGCTGGGTGCCGGTGCAACGGTTGGCCCGAACGTTCCTACTCAGGTCTACAGCGCCGATGAGGCCAAGGCCAAGTTCGGTGATGTGGCCGAGGAAATGGTGGCCGCAGCCATTGCAGCGAATCGCTATGTGGCGATTTCCTGCGTCGGCGTCACCGTCGAGGGCCAGGCCGAGCCGAGCATTGCCGCTGCACTGGCCGCAACAGCGCTGGGTGGTTTCACCATTCTGGTGCCAGCTTGGTTCAGCGCGACTGCCATGGCAGCACTGCGCACGCACATCGACACCTACACCGACTCCATCGAGCAGCAGTCGCTCGTTGGCATTGGTGCGCTGACCTCTACCTTGTCGGCCGCCACCACTCTGGCAGACAGCCTGAACTCGGGCGCTATCTGCGTTGTGGTGTTGCCGGGCTCTGCGTCCACCGCTCGCCAGGTGGCGGCGGCCTTCGCCTCGGTCGTGGCGTTCGAAGAAGATCCGGCGCGCCCCCTCAATACTCTGGTCCTGAAAGGCATCCAGGTGCCTCCGATTGCCAGTCGCCTGGGGCGCACCGAGCAGGAGACCTGCTTGGCCAATGGCGTCACGCCATTGGAAGTAGGGCCAGGCGGTACGGTGCAAATCGTCCGTGCGGTGACCACCTACACCAAGTCGGCGGCCGGAGCGGATGACGTGGCGCTGCTCGATCTGACCACTATCCGCACCCTCTATTACGTCCGCCAGGCTTGCCGTGAACGCATCCGTCTGCGCTTTCCGCGTGCCAAGTTGTCCAGCCGAACGCCAGCCGCCGTGCGTGGTGAGCTGCTGGATGTACTCAAGAAGTGCGAGGACTTGGAGATCGTCGAAGAGGTTGCAGCCAATGCTGATGCGCTGATCGTAGAGCGCTCCGCGCAGGACGTTAGCCGACTCAACGCATCGATCCCTGTCGATGTCGTCAATGGCCTGCATGTATTCGCCGGCCGCATCGACCTTCTTCTGTAACCGGAGCCTGTATGTCAGATATCTACGTTGGCCAGATCGTCTTGTCGATCAACGGCGTCGACTACGACGTTAAGTCCGTTGACGACACCCTCAAGACCGGCCGTGTAATCGTTCGGACCATGAACCGAAGCGGTAAGGCCAAAGGCACCGCTGCCGGCATGGCCGAATACGATCTGCGCGTATCGGTGGCAATCCCTAAAACCGGCGAGCCTATCTGGGAGGCGATGGTGGACGCGAAGCTGACCATCGAGCCTCAGGATGGTGGCGGCCAGCGTGAGACCTGGACTGGTGTGTCCTTGGTCGAGGTGGGCAGTAAGTACGCGCTTGAAGGTGAAGCGGTTCGAGACCTGACCCTTGTTGCTACCAACAAATACCGCGAGTAAACGCCATGTCGAACATTGATAAGCGCTGGGATGGACTGACCATTACCCGTGACCTGGGTATCGGCGTGTACTACGCCGGCAAGCGGCACAAAACCTTCACCATTCGTGTGGCCATGAGCGGTGATCTGATCGCCGCCCAACAGGAGCATCCAGTTGGCCCTATCCAGCTGGTGACGCTGGAAGTCTACCGTCAGCAACTGCTGGCTTTAGGCGATATCCCGGCCGAGGCATTGACCACCGAGCTGCTGCGCGACGAGCTGGCCGAGGCTGACCTGGCCTTGATCGCTGATGCGGATGCCGAACTGGAAAAAAAGCTGTCGCCGCAGAGCGCGGCATCTACGACTGGCGACGTATCGAGCACTACCTCGTCCGGCACGGCTACCGACTAGAGGAAATCAGCCGGATGACCCGGCCGGAGATCGATGCACGGATTGATCTCCTGGTTGGTCGCAAAAAAGGCACAAGGCGCTACGTGTCCATGAGGAAGTTAGATGGTCAACGCAAAAGAGTTTCCACTGAATAAGCAAGAGGCGCAGGTGCTGAGCGAGGCGTGGCACTCGCGACGTGCATCGGCGCTCCTCGATCTGTCCGGACCTGGTCTGAATGCCGGCTTCCAAGAAGACCTGGTCAATGCGGCCCGCCGCATGGGGGTGTACCAGGGGCCACCTGGTCAATATGGCTACGGCCTAAATGCTGCGGGGATGCCGGTCTTACGGTGGACCGCCGAGCCGACCACCGAAGTAACCAAGGCCCAGTGATGGGCCTTTCTTCTTTATATAGGCTCGCGGGAGTGACCTCATGAGTTCCGATTTGCGTGTAGCCCTGCGGATCAATGCCACCTCGGGAAACAGCCGGCGTGAGATCCAGGCCATTGAGCGTGACCTGCGCCAGGCCGGGAAGAACGGTGCCAAAGCGCTCGCCGATGAAAGCGGCAAGGCCGGCACAGCGCTCAACAAGACAGGCAAGGAAGGTGCGGCCAGCTTCAAGATCATCCGTCAGGCCATGCGTGACGCCGCCACGCAAGGCTCCAACGTGTTCCGCCATGGCGTGATTCAGACTCAGGGCGAGCTGAAGCAACTGGGACAGGCAGCCAAGCAGGCGGCGAATCAGTCCAAGGGCGAGTTTGTCCGTGCTGACCGTGAAGGCATCGAGCCGCTGCGCCGCAGCGTTGAGCGCACCGAGGGCAGCTTTCGCCGGCTGGCCCAGAACGGCGGCCGCAACCTGCGCATGCTGAAGTCTATGGCTGC